CCTGGGGCACATTTTGCACAAAAAAGGACGAGTTCCCCCGTCCAATTATGTACAATATGCACAAACCCAGAATATTCGTCAATATGCATAAATTTAGCCTGTGGTTTTGGTTATTGTGTCCGCTTGTTATATTGTGTAAATTTGCACAATAAAAATTATAAATCTTTGGTTAATCTTTTCCGTGAAAGTGTAGTATAATAAAGACAGTAAGAAGAGACACAACCAACATGAAAAGGAGAATGCAAAATGAGAACAGTAACAAACCAGTACGGAATCGAAATCGACTTTGACGTAGCAGTAAACCTTATGGACGATGAAATCCGGGAGAATCTCAATGAATTGATTGCCCCTTGCACTGACGAAGAATTTTTTGAAGCCTACTGCACGGAACATGAAATCAAATATGGTTGTGAATGGACGCTCGATACTGAGAATCCTGTATATTAAAAAAAAGGGGCTGGGAAACCAGCCCTTTTTTGTTAGATAGTGATTATCTGGCTTTATATATGATATAGGGTAGGTAAATACTTTCGAGATTAAATTTAAATGAACCCGTAGCTGATATATTAGAAATTACTAATGCGGATGCTTTTATATTGATTTCGGCATTAAAGAAATCGATATAAGGGAACATAATTCCAAAATTGCCCGATTGGTCACTAATAATATGCGCTAACGGATATTGCGTATAGTAGTTGCTTGGTTCGTCCCCTGTAGGAAATTTTCCTATTGTAGCTATTTTTGTAAATGAATTGTAACCAAGATTTTCTACGGCTGAATTTCTGTAGTTAACGGTGAATGACCCGCTGTACTTTTCTATTGGAACTAGTACTCTCATATTCCCATTTTTATACAGCTTGTAGTAGCTGCTTGTAAATGATGTAACTTGTGTCCAGTTACTTTCTGGCATATCCCCCCACTCAGCCCCATCAACAGTCTTGGTCAAAACCTGTCCCACTGTACCACCGGCAGGAATCTCAGTAGGCACGTCCGCCCACTCAGCCCCGTCCGCTGTCTTAGTAACAACCTGTCCCACCGTACCGCCCTCGGGCAGTCCACCAGTCTGATTAACCCACTCGGTCTGATAGTCCGCATCAGTAGACTTTGCCAACACCTGTCCAGTAGTACCACCGGCGGGGACATTACCACCATCACTACCGCCACCGGTCTGATTAACCCAAGTGACATTGTAATCTGTGCCGTCAATTTTGCCAAGTACCTGTCCAGCAGTACCACCGGCAGGAACGGAATGTACATCAGCAAACTTGTCATCAAGCTGACCCACGGTTGCTGCATCAAACTCGTCTGTACCAGGAAGAACACTGCTGATTGTGTGGTTATTAAGGTCAAGATTAGACTCAATCGCAACACCCGCACCCATAGAATTTTCGGTGATGCTGCCTACTTTGATGCCCTTTGCGAACGGAATAGCAGCGGTAGTGGTGGTGCTGCCGTCCTTTAGGATTGCATCTGCCCTAAGCTGAGTAATATCCTGGGTCAACTGCTCGTCAGCTTCTTCCCGGGCAGTCTTTTCCGCATCAATATTTGCTTGCAGCTGTGTATCCGCATTTTCCCGAGCAGTCTTTTCCGCATCGATATTTGCTTGCAGCTGTCTATCAGCTTCTTCCCGAGCAGTCTTTTCCGCATCAATATTTGCTTGCAGGTTATTATCTGCTTCGGTTCGGTCGGAAATCTCCTTGTCTACTCGCGCATTAAGCGCCTTATCGCCCTCGATTCGGTCGTTGATTTCCTCGTCGAGGTCCTGCCGAATATCCTTAAAATAACGGTTCATCCACTCGGACAGCTCGCGAACCTGCCTAAGAACCCAGTCAAGATTTATCTGACTAAAATTTGTGTAAGGGAATTTAGGAAACCACATTATTATACCTCCTTAGTACACCATGATACAAAACCGCTGCCGGAACTCATCGGAAATTGCCTGATAAATATTAAGGTCTGCTATATTCCACTCCTCGCGCATCATCTGCTGAGTACTGGTCACACCGATATTACCTTTTGTATGCTCGGTGATCGTCCAGTCGTGGCTATTGTCGATTTTGTGAGTCCCGTTTGCAGTCGAATCCACTTTGGTGTTTGTGCTGGTTTCGCCGGAACTGGTACTGCTTGCATTGTCTCCGGTAGAATCGGTTTGACCACCATTAAAACCATTAACCCAATTAGTGGTGTCACTGCTGCCGTTGGCGCTTGCGGTTTGGGTTTGGGTGTCGGTGCTGTTACGGCTGTCCGTATTTGTGCCGTCCTCCACGTCAGTGCCCTGTTCGGTGCGTGTAAACTCTCGATCAGTGTTATGAATGGGATTATATTCCAGCTGAGTGATTTTCAGCCGTTTCTCCCATTTCCAGCGGTTAGTTTTGCTCCAAAGCGCAATTGCTGCTCGCATTACATCGGCATCAGGATAGACAAGCCCCAAATCAGCATTATCCAACAAAATTTGCTGAATAACAGAATCCCGGTCATACCCCACGGGCAAATCCAGCTTATCAAAAATACGGGAATCATACTGGTACAACCCCATCACGCTGAGGAACATCTGTCTCGCCTCCTGCCAAATCCGGCTTAAATCTCCAATCAACCCAAATATTTGTACCAAACATTTTGTTTACACGGGTGCAACCGTCCTGGAGCTGCTCCAGCCACCGGGCGCACTTTGAGTAAGTTTCAATGTTGTTCGCGTTCACCTCGTCAACAATCATGCGTTCCTTTTTCTCGATATTGGCATTTGGAATACCGATTTCGGTTGCGAACATATTTCTGAGTTTTCGGGTCATTTCGGTGAGTTCCGGGGCAATGAATGTATTTTTGATATTGTTGTCAAACTTATCCCAATTGGGTTCGCCGGTTGTCTCGTTATACAGATCCTTGCTAACAACCACCGCTGGTTTACCGCTTGCGATATCATCAAACATCTTTTTATAGCTGTTTGCCATCGCCTGATTTTTTGCGGCAAATACCCATGCAAGGCGGCTATTGACCAGATTAGTTGTGAGTGTCTGCATCGTCATGGCCAGCAGCCCCGAATAAGTATCTACAATGTCAAGGATACCGCAATAGTCGGGTTGCAGCTTAACAATTGTACAGTTTTTGCCAATAGTTGGGTTTTTGTCGATACGAATTAGAGGGTTTGCAATAATAGCTTCGGTCGGCTGATAAAATACATTCCGCCCAGTCAGTCCACAAGACTGCGGGATAACTCCAAACCTATCAGTATTGATAACTGCAAAATACCCGTAGCTATAAAGCACATAGAGCATATAAGTCAAGTCCCAATGCTCCGGGACTGTCCACTTAAAAACCGACATAGCATCTTGCAGCAGCAGCCGTCTGAACATAAAAGCTGCCGAATTGTTAAGCAAGTGCATCTCGTTCGGACGGCCGCCGTGTCCAGCTTCCACCCAGTTTACCGCCTTGTAATCAAAGGGGGGGATTGCACTATACAAAATAAAAACCTCCTCTCATATAAGATTTTACTTTTTCGGTTTCAGCTGAGGTCGCTGCCAACTCGATTTCAGGGTGCCCGCACATAATAAATCCCTTTAGGCTGTTGATAGTCCGAATTCCGCACACCGGAGAGCCGTACCGCTCTGGGTCTTCGTCCGTAACGGTCGCAAACTGGCTTATCAGTTTAGGAACGATGCCGAATTCGGCACGGCTACCGTTGGAGCCGGAAATGGAGGTTTGTGCCAATGGTGTATCCAACGCGGTGGTGATACCCGTAACGGCGGCGGTTGTTGCTCCTCCAATGTTGCCGGTAAATCCAGCCGCCACAGTACCAGCCAGACTACCGACAACACCTATTCCCATACTAAGACTATTGTTGAGCATCTGCCCAACACTGATAGGCACGCCAATTTGAGCGGTCTGTCTATGGATAACAGCACCTGCTGGGGTTTCCACCGACAAAGCGCCCATACCGGACAGGGTATCAACCGTAAATCTAAGATTAAGATTAGCCGCCTCGACAAAATAGCTGCCGTCAAGCGGGATTTGCCCGAAAGGCGGGCAAATCAGGGTGAACCGCGAGTAGGGGTTAGAATGGAGATAATAGCCCCGTTGCGGCTGCTGTGGGTGCGCGGGAACTGCGATTGGCAGCACTTTTTCCCAAGTGCTTCCAACCCCCACTGCACCGGCAGGAATATCCCACCAACCCAGACGGATAGACGATGCAGCAGGGCTTTCGGTGGGGACAAATGGCAGCCACATACAGGACACAATATATTCAGCGGGGTTAAACTGAGTTTTTACCACATTTATATCCCTATCCACCGTTTTAGTAATTAGTTTACCCTGATCATCAAATCCCCAAATTGTCTGTTCTTTTCCAATTTTGTCAAAAATCTGGTCAGAAAACAGGTACTCAGAAAATGCTTGGAAAGCCGGTGGAGACATACCATAGTATGATACCGCTCCCATCTGTACACCGCCTTGGCCGATAACCCCCAAAATATACTCACCGTTAGGGAGGTCCTTAAAGAATGGTGCAGATGCTGCTTGGGTTGTAATAGTAGCCCATTTTGCAGTGGTAGGGTAGAACGAATCAATCACATACCCGTTTCGCTCGCTTGCAGCACGCAAAATATATTGGCTGCTGCTGCCGATTTCGTCCCGATAAGTGGCCAACACATCAACGGATAGTGATGCTGTCCACAGCCCCTTATCATAAGTCCAGTCAGTCACCCAATAATATCGATTAAAATCTGCAATATAAGCAAAATTATAACCGCTGGGGTTCCCGCCGCCCAGAGACAGCAGAATTTGAGGTGAAATAACACTGCTCGGCGCAATGATTTCGCACTCAAAATCCCGTCCCCCAGAGGGGCGGGCGGTACTGTCAGGATTTTTGGAAAAGGTATAAAATGTAACAGTTACCGCCACGGTGTTCACCTCCTTAGTGTTTCACATGAAACTTTTAATCCAGCAGGAATACAACAGCATTTTCTGTAAAATCGTTCCAATTCTGGAAAGTGTAATGCCAGAAAGTGTTTGTGTATCGTCCAGCAGCATTAGTCTGAGTACGGACGGCGGTGTCGGTTTCAACCATGCCAGCGGCTTCCTCGTCAAAAATCACACCAAAGATATTAGGCTTATTGACAGCATCGCCCTTAACCACTGCACCAGTTTCGGGGTTAAGAACAGAGGGGGTAATATTGATTGTGTCCGGGGTCTGGATGGACTGCCAGAAATTAACCTGCTCATGGTCTGCATAGCGGAGATAATTGTCATGATAGGTATCAGCCAGCACCTGGGCACTAATCTGGTACTGAGTCGGTGCATACAGATAGACTTTCTGCCGATTTTCGGGGGTGTGTCGCATGATTACCGGGTCGCCGGTTACGTCAAAATGATACTGATTGCTGCGCTCAGTCAGCAGAGAGGACACAGCAGCGATACGAGCATACACCCATTTGGTAAACGGAACAAAGTTTTCGGGGAGGTAAACCGTTTCGGCGGTAAGCGCTCCACCATTTGCGGTGTTGTACTCGGTCAGCAGATGTACAACCTGGGTCGGCTTGCCCTTCGCGATCACACCACCAATCAGGTTTGCTACAGTACCGCGGGCAAAAATTTCCAAATCCTGCTCCCGCTGGTTGTAAATATGCTGGGTCTTTGCGGCCATAAATGCGGCCAGCTCATCGGGCCCGCGGAACGCTACATCCAGCTGGTTTTCAAAGGTTGTGTCCTGGCGAACATAGGTTTCCCTGCCGTAAAAATTATACTGCACAGGCTTTGCCGTATTGACCTTAAACGGGTCAACGCTTGCACCATCAATCAGAGTGTAAGACTCATTTTTCTGCGGGTCGTTGTCTCCGAAACTGATTTTGCGGGTGATGCCTCCCCAGCGCTGAGAATCTACCTGGAGTCCGCCGAACTTACGGGCATAAGGCCGACTGGAAAAGATTGTCCGGGAAATAACCTGATTGATTGCGGTATAAATTGGGTCATACCCTACCGAAAGGGTCTTTTGTGCAACTGTCACAAAACTGCTGGTATCTGTGACGGAAATATTTTCGACTCCGGTTGCCTGTTTTGCAATCTCGGTAAGGATTGTAGCAACCTGATTAAAGCTAAAACTATTTGCCATGATTAAAACCTCCTACTTGGTGTTATCCGGGTCAATCAGTACTGCATAGAGTACATCGTCAGCGGTCTGTATGGGTGGCTGCTGACTATTTGCAACAGAGTTGTTAAGGATAGTCTGGGTGAGCTGCTGCATCTGCTGCTGCATAGCTGCCAGCGGGTCAACTGCCGGGACTGCTGGGACTGCCGGTTCTGCCGGAGCTGCCGGAACTGCCGGAACTGCCGGAACTGCCGGAACTGCCGGAACTGCCGGAACTGCCTGAGTTGCTGTTTGCTGCATCTGGGCAAAGGCTGTAATCTGCTGCGCCGTAAATCCTCGGTCCGCCAGCATCAAAATCTGTTCAACGGTCATTTTTAGTTTCCTCCTTAATAATTGCTGGGTATCCCGCATTGGTTAGCATTTTTGCGTAGGCTTCTGCATTTTCGTGGTTTACAAAAGCGCCTGTTTGCACTCGGTAAATTACATCGTTGCCCGTGTCAGGGTTCGGCTTGATTCCCAGATAGGACAGCACACCATGCGCGTAAGCTTTTCCCAGTGAAAGAAGCGCGTCACGATCTTTATAGAACTCCCGATCAGTTTCGTTGTCCACAAAGAACCCCTCGCAGAGAACTGCTGGACAATTTACACCCCGAAGCCACCCGAACCAGTCCCGTCCATCTGCCATCAGTTTAGTACGGATTGCAGGCTTTCGTACAGGCGCTTTGGTACTCCAGAAAACACTATCGTAGATTTCTTCCGCCAGTCTCAGCGAATGCTCCCCAAAGCTGATACTGGTTTGCCGGTACACCTCGAAACCACTTCCACCCCCTGCATTGGTATGGACTTCCACAGCCACATCCGGGTTAAATGCATTGGCTTCATCAATTTCTTCGGCAAGCGGGTCGTTTTCGTCAGTAGAGCGGCTCATAGATACTGCAATACCGTATTTTTCCAGTTCGTCTTTCATTGCCAGTGCAATGGTAAGATTTACTTCTTTTTCCATTAGGGCGGCAGGCTCATACACAGCACCGGCATCTCGACCGCCGTGCCCGACTCCAATAAATACGCGCATCTAATCCACCCCCAATTTAGTGGTGAGTTTTTCCACCATCACTGTGAGCTGATTGATAGCATCCACAAACTTAGAGGATTCTTCCCGGTGTTCCTTGCGATCTTCGTTGAGCATCCAAAACATGGCTGTACAACAGACGATGGGGAAACCAAGATTGCCGATAGCCTGGATAATTGCGTTATAGTCCACAAAAATCACCTCCTAAAATAAAAAGGAAAGTAGTTCTCGCCCGGTGCTGCGGGCATTCCACCGGGATTCCGTCCCTGCACTGTGGTGGTTACTACTTTCCTTCTTCATCTTCTATTGTAATACTATTTGTTTAATTTGTCAATACTTTAGGTATTGGCACAAAAGGGTTTCGCAAAAATAGCTCTCGAAACTAATCTGCTGCCGGATATAGGCAGATACCAGCCAACGATTATGCAACCTAAAACGGGTTAGCTCCTGTTTGCTCGTACCGTAATACGGTGGGTTTCCACTTTTATGCGGTGACACATAAAATTCTTGGCGGCTTTTGTGGCGATAAATAGTGAGCTCGCCAACGGCAATCATGGGGTTATACTCTTTGAGCGAGCGGCTTTTATACATGCTCATATCAATGCCAAAATCATTGTCTAGTGCCATTGATGCAAATTCGGTGTTCCTCGCCATCCGATACAACGCGGTGTTACGCTTTTGGTCGCTAATCGGGCTATGTCTCAGGTCTATAATACAAGTGTCTCTGTCGGGCAGCTCCCGTATCATCATACCTTTAGTCCGCATCCGCTCAAACTCAGTGACAAGTCCCAGACGGACAAAATAAGGGTTTGCCAAATCCGTTGAGTTACTGGCTGCTACCATCTTAATTGGTTTACGGCCTTGCAGCTCTCGATTTCGGTTCATGGTTTCATAGGCATTCAGCAGCGCATCCGCTTCTCCTTTCATGCCTTTTTCGTGCTCTTCCTTAATAAACTCATCGTAAAATATAGCGTCAATATCACTCGCATCAAAACCGCGGACATTTGCAAAAGTTGACAGTGATGCAATATAACCAGCTGCCGGGTAAATTAGCTCGTCCTTGCCGTCCACACTGTCATACTCATATACCCCGCCGATACCTTTTACCACTGGCGCAACAGTGTATTGCCAATTGTGGTCGGATACTACTGATTTTATAGGGGACATTGCAGGATTTTGCACGATTTGCGCTTGCGATGCTGTTCGGCGGAGCAGCATAAAGCGGATATTTTCGTTTAGCAAATATTCCAGTGCGCCGTATGTTTTACCAGTTCCACGACCCCCCACAATCCATATAAAAGTAAAGGGCAGTTCGAAAACCGCCCTCATACTTACATATCCGGAGGGGAGAAACAAATCTCTCTCCCGCATTTATTAAACACCTCTCAGGATGAAGGTCTGACCACCATTTTTAAGGGCGACGCGTTCCACCGTGAATTCCAGCGGCTGCTCCCACTGACCGGGCAGTCCGAACATCTCCAAAATTGACTGCACCGAATTGATAATACCACGGCTATAACTATGATAGATACCGTTATCGGTGATAATGATTGCTTTGAGATTCTTTTCCAGTTCCCCGGTTTCAGCGTTGGTAAACTCCCGACCCTGGAACACAACATTCTGGACGCGGAAGGTTTTCCCCATCAGTTCCGAAATATTAGTGCTTTTTGCCGACAACGCATTATACAGTGCCATCTTTTCGGACGCGGTTTCCGGGGTGAAGCTCGCCCACACGGACAGATTTTCCTTTGCGTTCATAATTTCATTGGATACGACAGTCAGTTCATTCATTTTTCATTTCTCCTTTTAATTAACATACGGTGGAATATATCCGACTTGTTCATACATTCTTTGATCTAACGTCCTGCGAATAAAATGCGTATGGGTTATCAATTCGACATAATCATCAGTTAAACCCAAAGTGTACTCGCTGTCTTGGATATAGATATTCCGCCTTATCTTTATTATACCACAATCTTTGGTTTTATACAAGCCAAAATCTGCATCATTATATGTTGAGCTTGTGCCACCTCCTTTGCGGAACACAAATCCGGTTTTTAGTGCCGGTAACCCTCCCGCTTCGTTTAGCTCCTCGGCTCCTTTGACCTTATTTACACCGGCGATAGTGATATGCAACCCGTCTTCCAAAGTGTATGCATATTTCTTAGCACCAAAAGTAACAAATTTAATAGGTTTTTTGTCGGGTTCAAAAACACCTAACCAATGTCGCTGCCCTTTCGGGTCTACTGCTGTTCCCCCGTTTCTTTCGCTTTCTTCCTGTCGCTGTCGGTTATATTCCGTCAAGTCTATGTCGCCGACAAAACCCACGGAATCCGTGTCGCAATATACCATTCGTGAGCCTACCAGCCTGATACCTTCTTCCAGACGCAACCGCGCCCACGCGGTTGTCCATACACCCCATGCATACAATAGAGGGGTGTTTTTTATCCGTCTTTGATATGATTCTTCAGGGTTGTCCCAATTTTCCACAAACTCTTCGCCGGTGTAGTCAATATCGGGTTTACCGGGGTCTTGCACGCACATACCATAGATGCTGTTTATATCCTCTTTAGCCAAAGCATATTCTGTTTCCGACCCCACAACACCTTTAAGCGTTGTTTTTTTGGTATACAAGTCCCGGATAATTGTTCGCAACTCCCGGGGTAGATAATCATACCGGGTGTAGTATAGATTTACGCAATCAAAATCAAAATCATACTCTTCCGACAAAATTCCGAAATCTATGTCAGTTACAGTTGTTTCCAGATAGTCCGCTGCATAGATGCGTCCGTTATCAAATCGACCACCAACAACGCGCCTACACTTGTCACGGGACAGATACGGTACAGGCCAAAACTCTGATTTTAACCGCAAATCTCTAATGCGTATATCTGCAATCAAAGCATATTCGCCGCATTTATACATTTCATTAAACGACGTTTCCGGCGCTTGCTTAAATTCGCCTTTTGGATATTTGCAATTTAACATAACATCCGGATAGCTACTTGACCGATCTACAAACGTGACTCCATCGATGATACGGGTGGAGTACTCCACATTTGCGTGAGTGTTACCACCCCGGAAAGCTCGCCGCAACGCAAGATACACATTGTAATCTGCTTGCTCTACTCTCGCATATTGGGTACGATAACCTAACGCTTGTTTCACCCTACGCCGTATATAGCCGGTTTTGGTATATGGGATACTATACCAAGTGTCTCCTCGTTCCTCTTTTCGGGCGTACATGGCTTCTACAAGTCCGCGCACATCGTTAAGGCAGTACAGCAATTCCAGTTCTGTTAGCTCTGTCCACGGATAGCGGGTTTTTCTGTAATTAAATTCCTCGCCAGATTGTTTCATGTGGAACACGTTGTATGTTTTACATAAACTGTCAAAGCTGCGCCCAGTTTGCAGATAACTGCATCGCATTTCGATGTGATCAAGCAAACTAACTTTTAGCACTTTGCGGTTATCCATCGCAAAAGTTTTTTCGCCCGACAAGTCAAAAACCCCCGAAAGAAACTGGAACTCAAAAGACAAGTTGTGAACATAGACAATCAAATCAGCATTGAGCGTGTCAAGATAACTATCAAGTTCGTGGAAGAAATCCACTATTTGGTCATCGGTTCTCCCTGTCACGGTAAACCACTTATCCATTTGAAACTGCCAATGATAGATAAAAGACTGTTTCACATCGTCAAGGTTGGTTGTCTCGATATCAAATGCACCTATCTGAGCTGCAAAATTTCGCTTGCTGTTTTGTTTTCTCCCCCGGGTCTTTTCGGGTGTTAGTTCGATTTCGTCCCACGGTATGGGGTCTATCCCGTATTTTATTTGCGTTTCTGCACATATCACTTTTTCCTTTTTCTCCTTTCCGGTTTCCTAAAATTCCCGGGTTCAGCGGCAGCTGCTTCTGCTTGCCCCTCTGCTTCAACCCACGCATCAAAACGGTTCATCCATTCTGCGATATCTGGCGAGCCTTTTTCGCCCAGAAAATTATCTGCCAGCTCAGCGACCTGCCAAGATGAAAACAAGGCAAAGTCAACAACCGTCCGAGCGTAATCCATAAACTGACCAAACAAGCGGATATTAGATTTATTGATATTGGTAAATCCCACTCGCCGAAGTGTCTGCACCGTTTTACTTTCGGTTTCTCTCCGCCTTGTCAAACTGTAAGTGTTGGAATCCAAAAACCGCAACAGTTGGTTAGTCTTAAACGCTAATTGCGCTCTGGTATATCCCGACTCTTTCAACGTGCGGAACGCGGTAGCAGCCCACTGTACATCTGGGTCTGTTTTGTACTCACTTTTAAGCAGTCTGTTTACCCGCTTAGTAAAAGTGGATCGCAACGAGCTATACACCCTCCTAAGTTCATCGTCCGGGACTTCCCGCTCGATGTCCCAAGGTGAATTAAATCGGATATCCATCCGTATAACATCATAGCGGGGTTTTTTCCGGCTCACAGACTAAAGTCCTGCGGTGTCAGTGACCCGCAAATAATAAATACGGGGATTCCTACCGCTGCGCCGTCCTGGAATCGTGTAACTTTGGTGTAGGTTACGGGGTTTTCCTGCGCTGCCGTGATTGCCTTTTCATAGGCCGCCTGCTCTTCATCAAACCAAAAGGCCAATACAGGGTTGTTGAGAGCATCCACCAAGTCCCCATATGTATTGTAGTCACTCAAAGCAGCGACCCCCACAGCATACCGTACATTCTCAATAGCCATTCTTCAAAGCCTCCTTCAATTTCTTAACATGGCCACGCGCTACAATCAACGCAAAATCGTGTTCTTTTTCATCGGTGCAAAATTCACAGTATTCACCATTGGCAGCCTGTTCAATCACCCTACGCCAATAAATACAGTTCAAGTCAAACACCTCTCGCGACATAATTCCATCAGATTTCAGCGAGTAGTTCGGCAATACATCTCCACCATATTCATTAAGCAAGGGATTAAATTCTTTAAGTTCCACGCTGTACTCCACAAGCCACTTTTTGTGTTCCACAACTAATATTTTCATGAATACACCCGCTTCATTGATCCTTATAAAGTTTGTGGCTAATTTCGTCGAAGCTATTTGCGACAATATTGTATGCGGTACTAATATTCCCATCATACCGGTTTGCCAGCATTTTGTAATGGTGTACCATATATCGACACGCGAGATACAGCCGCTTAACTTCACTGGGTTTCAGTTTGATTGTGATTTCCATTTTATTCTCCTTTACTTTTGCTTTCTCCATGTGGTATACTCGGAGTAAGACATTATCTTATATCCACCGTCTACTTTTACTACCACTTCGTTACTCAGTGCCTCTTTTTTGGCATAGTATCTAGATGCGTACAGCCCGGTTACTTCGTTGTATCCTCTTTTTGCTTTTCTCATTTTGCATTCTCCTTTGATCATTTGGTTTGTGTTTCTTCCACTGTCTATTATACCACATTTTCACGGAAAAGATTAACCAAAGATTTATAATTTTTATTGTGCAAATTTACACAATATAACAAGCGGACACAATAACCAAAACCACAGGCTAAATTTATGCATATTGACGAATATTCTGGGTTTGTGCATATTGTACATAATTGGACGGGGGAACTCGTCCTTTTTTGTGCAAAATGTGCCCCAGG